TGTATAGTTTTATTAAAGGAGATGCTATGGATGTTCTATTAGCGCAAAAAATGGCACTGGAAACTCAATGGAATAACGCGTATTTAAAAACAGGTGTATATTCAGTTGACATGAAAAATATCGAAGGAAAAATTAGCTGTGTAAAAAACAGAATTATTCAAAGAGATATTGCCCGTGCTAAATTTAATTATTAGGTAGCCATACCAAAGTTGTTACCAATAGCCACGTCTACCACACTTGGAACCTTTAGTTCTAAGCAACCCTCCATCACCCTTTTAATTTCCTCTGCTTGTTTAACATCTTGAATATTAAAACACAATTCGTCGTGTATTTGTAACAAAGGTGTAAAACCGGCTTTGTGACAAGAAACAATCGCCTGTTTAGTCTGATCTGCTGCAGATCCTTGAATCAATCTGTTTAAAGCTTTATATGTAAAAGCTCTTTTTATATTACCAGATCCGTATTTAGCTGAAGCGTTTTCAAATTTTTCTGGAGTGTGTATACCAAAATCTTTTGGCTCCCACATTTCAAATCTACATTTACGACCAAGCTTTGTTCTAATAACACCTTCACTGTTTGCTTTTTTCATACATCGTTCTGATAATAATTTTACAAAAGGTGCCTTCTGATTGTATTTACTTATGAGTAATTGAGCTTCGTCAAAAGAAACACCTAACATCGTAGATAGCTTTTTTTTACCCATACCATACATAAGACCAAGGCCAATTGTTTTTGCTTGTTTTCTTCCTATTCCAACTAAGTCAGCTACAGTTTGATGAAAGTCAGCATCTGCATTTGCATAAGCTTCAACTAATTCACTCGATCCCTCATAGCCCTCACCAATACTTGCTGCGTAATGCACAACTATCCGGGGCTCTTGTTGCGAATAATCAAAACTTCCCCATTGATCGCCTTCCTCAGGTAAAAACAAACCTCTAATTAAAGGTCCAAAGTCTTTGTTTCTAGCTGGCAACTGTTGTAAGTTAGGGTTAGACATTGATAGTCGTCCACTAACAGTACCTCCCGTATCAGATCGCAACTGATTTATCTCACCATGTATCCTGCCCTTATGTTCATATTTCATAATAGAATTTAAAAAAGTATTGTGAAATTTATTTATTTCTCTAGCGTTGACAATGTATTTTGATACAGGGTGTTCACTATTCACTAACCAATTTTGTGTAAAACTTGGCTCACCTGATTTTGGTGTTTTTGGATACTCTATACCTAACTTGTCAAAAGCAAAACCTATCTGTCTTGCATTCCAAATATCAATATCTTGTTTTGTAAGTTTTTTAATTTCATGTAAAATTAATTTTTCTTTTTCTATAAAATTTTTTCGTAAAACTTCAGCATTTTCTGCATCAACTCTTATACCTTTCTCTCTCATTCTAATTAATATTGGTAAAAGTTGTTTTTCTAAGTTCCATATGGTGCCTAAATTTTGTCTACTTATCTCGTGTTTAAAACGTTGCCATAAAAGGTACGTGAGCCGTGCATCTTGTTCCGCGTAATACCCAACATGTTCAGCTGGTAATTTCCACATCTCCATTTTAGGATCTACTCCGTGAGCCTTAGCTGCCTCAACCAAGTCAGTTTCTGCTTTTAGTTCACCTAAATAATCTTTAGCCAGCGCGTTTAATTTGTAAGTGTATCTATTTTCATCAATCAAGGCACCTGCAACCATAGTGTCAATAATTTCACCTTTTACATCTATACCATAAGCACGTAACCAGCCTACATCATATTGAGCATTATGAAATATTTTAGCGCAGGGCAGTTTACATACATCATGCATATATTTTAGTACTTGTTCTTTTATTAAATTACCACCACCAAAATGACCGAAGGGGTAGTATGCTTGATAGCCCTCTGTAGCAACAGCAAAACCTATAATCTCACCTTTTTTTAACGCCCATCCTGCACCCAAACCATTACTTATGCCATCATCTCTTGTTTCTAAATCAATCGCTATTTCTTTTGCCTGACTAAAATCTTTGTATTCTGACGGACTAGACCATATGTGTTGTTTAAAATTAAACGTAAGCTGTAAACTAGTCATTTGGGTAATCTCTTTCTATGATCATATCTATATAATGTTTTGCTTTTTCCAAATCTTCTTTACCACCTTTACCTTGATGCCTACACACATATTTTATTACATTACCCTCAGCAAAAAGAATTTTGTTATTATTTATAAATTGTGAAGGCTGTATGCTAAACTCTCTGTAATACTGCCCACCTCTTCCCCAAAGATTATTTTTTGTAGTAGTCATCTTTTATCTCTTTAAGTAAATCTAAAAAATTTAATTCATTTTTATCTTCCAAAAACTCAATAGTTAACATCATTCGTATCCCATCATAATTCAAAACCATGTGTTCTTTTTGGTTATTAAATAAAAACCTAGACCCGGGATAATACTGCAACTCAGTCACTTTGTGTTGTACATCAGCAGCATTTCTAAAAAAAGCGTAAGACGTATTAGGTGTGGCAATCATTGAATTTACACAAACACCTCTATTAGAATCTGTATGCCAGTTGTACATCGTTTTGCCTTCCATCTTCAATACACCGGCTTTATATTTATGTCTTCCATACAACCATAAATAAAAATCATCCCTAAGAAGTACTTCTAATGGTATCGGAGTTGCTATAAAATTAAAATAAGGTATCCACTCCGTCTCAGGGTTAAACACTATATTGTGTAATTCAGGACTATAAAACTGTCCAACTTGTAATTCTTCAAAATATGGGCTCATCTTTTCTCCTGTAAATATACTAAGTAATCCGTG